ATTTAATTATTATGCAAATATTTTGCCGAAAAAAAATAGAAAACGCCCCGATTTTTTTCGGGGCGGGAACCGTATGGTGTTCGTCAGCCGGTTTTAGATTGCAGCATCGACACGGATCGGCCGCGTGCCTTTACGGGTCAAAGCCACCCAGGTCTTGCGCATCACGAGGTATTTGAACGCGTCGGACATGTTGGTCGATTCCATCGGCAGCCTCTCCGGCGGGAGTTTTTCGCTTCGTTTATCCTTTGCAATCTGATCCTTGTCGGTTTTCCGTGTCTTGGCGCCTTCGAGCGACGCTTTAAGGGGTCGGCAGTTGTACGTGTCGATCAGAATGGCCGGAAGGTGGGGATTCCGTCCGGATAGGAGTTCCTGCATGTAGACGTACTCGTCAGCCTGGCCGATGTTGCCTTGGTTCCTGGATTTGAGAATCACTTTCCATCCGGTTCTCCTGCCATCGGCATCGCGTTCGATGGCCTCCTTGATTTTGGAGGCCAAATCCTCTTTCTGGCGCCGATAGTTGTTTCCGGCCCGATCGTAGTAGAGGTTTATGGTTTTCTCTTTGTGTTGTGCGAAATAGGCGAGGAAATCATCCGCCAATTCCCGCAGGAACGCCGGCGGGAGTACGTAGAAGGTTTTGAGGCATCGGAGGATGTGTCCGTCGTCCTGTGCCACGACCATCGACTGCATATTCCCGAAATCCATTCCCACGTCGAGGGCGCGCTTGGGATCGAGATAACGGAGGACGCTGCAATCTTCCCGATCCCGCAGGCCGAATGCGTTTTGTACCGACAGGATATTCCCGTCGTCGAAGAAGTGCCGTTCTCCGAGGTTGGCATAGAAGCGCATTCCAGCTTCGAGTCTGGGGCGCATGGAGAGGATCGCGGCGTTCACATCCGCGAGCTGTGTAGACATCGCATCTTCGAGATATTCGAGCGATAGAATGTCTACGTTGACATACGAGGATGCCAGCAGAAATACGGTGCGGGCCTTCGGGTGCTTGCGCAGTTCGTACCAGTCGGCATACCATCTGTTGAGCGTGCGGAGCTTGTTGCGGTATTCTTTCCGGTCTTCGTCCGTGCGGGTCTGCATGAACCGTTCTTTTGCTGCGATATATTCCTGCGTCGCCTCGTTCACCACAAGGGCCGTTTTGTAGAGTGTGAGCACCATCTCCTTGTCCATGTTCTTGAGGTCCTTGAATATCCAGTCGTACTCCCCGACATTGGAAGCGTTCGGCATGTCCGTCGTGAAGGTGCGCCCGCGGTAGAACGGTGATCGCCCGAATTGCACCCGATATCCTCGCACGGCCTTCAGGAGGTTTGCGATCTTCTCTTCGGGAAAATATTTGGCTTCGTCGCCGAACACATGGACGTAGGAGCGGCCTGCCAAGGAGGCCGGGCGGTCGAGTGATCCGAATGTCAGGTTGAATCCCGTGAAGAAGATGATCGTACGCTTGTAGCTGACGATCTTATTGAACGGCTTCCAGAAATGCGGGCGGAGCCACTGGGGGAGATCTTCGCATTCCTTATCCGAGTATTCGGGCGGTTGTTTTTCGATGATGAAGTGCGTATTTTCCTGGTACCCTTTCCTTTCGAGTCCTTCGAGGACAGTGGGCAATACATTTGCTTGCAGGTTGGTGAAAGTATCTGCTACCCATGCTGCGGGGGCTCCGGGCATGTCGTACATCATTGCGATCAGCCGTTCGACCTGAATTTCCGAAGTTTTTGCCGATCCGCGTCCTGCGATCAGCGCGAGGTTGGTCGGAAGGATCATCGCCAGGAACTGCGCGAGCCAGTTCATCAGCACCTCGGCGACATAGGGCTTTGCCCCTGTTTTAATTTTGGCTCTGTTCGGCATATGCGATGAATTCTTCGATGTTTACGTCCTCGATGAATGCGTCGTTGCGGACGCGCCGCCGTTCCCGCTCGGGAATCTGAAGGGCTGCGATATGCTGTGCGAGTTGCTGGCGGTTGACCTTGGGGAGTCCCGATATTTCGGGCGTCAGCGAGAATACACGTATCGGGCGGAGGTACATGGCCGCGGGGAGTTTCTGGATATCTTCCCTGTCGAGTCCCCGGGCGGCGCGGCTTTTCATCATCAGATCGCCTGCGATCTCGAAATCTTTGGCCGACTGTGCCGTGTCTGCCACCTGCACGGCCCAGTCGTAGAGCATGTCGGCGTATTTGTTCCGCAGGGCCTCGCGGTCGCTGTTCCGGTTGGAATAGAAAAGTGCGTCGGCCTGTTCGTAGAGATCCACTGCTTTCGCATAGGTCATTCCGTATTGAGCCACCAGCAGTCGGACGGTGTTTCGTTTTCCGAACTTCCGGTCGAGAGAGCTGATCGTAGAAAGGAGTTCGAAGAACGTCTGTTCGTCTCTCGAAAGGCTTGCGGAACACCCCGATGAAATGTATTCGTTGAGCTTCTCGTAGATTTCCTTGTCCTCGAATCCTCCGAACAGGTCGAGTTTCGACACCTGAAAGGCTTTTTCGCGTCGAATCCGGCCGAGTTGCTGAATGGATGGGACATCGCCGTTTTTGGCGTTGGCGTAGAGTTTGAGCGATATGTCGGCTGCGACGCGGATCTGTCCCTGTTCGATCAGCTGGCGAACGATGCTGCCGGCATCACTGGCTTCGGCGATGAACTGTTCGCGGTCCACCTTGAAGTAATCGGCGATCTCACGGGGCGTATAGTTCAGTCCTGCCAGCATCCGGATCTCCTCCTGATGTTCCGGGGAGAATGTCGCGCCGATCTTGTCCCGGTCGTATGGTTTATTTCTTGCGGGCATAGGCTGCAATGATTTTGTCTACTTCGAGGAGCTGCGCTTCGTATTCCGCGAGCAACTCCTCGCGGTTTCCCCGAAGATGCGGTTTGTCGTTCTTTTCGATGACTTTGCGCAGCCACCAGACGCGGTATTGAAGCCGTTTCTGCGCCTTGAACAATTCGGGGATGGAGAGTTTTCGGAACGCGCGGATTTTGCGCAGCCGTTCGAATATCGGATGCACTCCGAGAGGCGTGCGGTGTCGGAGGTAATGGTCGAGTTCTTCGAAGATCTGCCGGTTTTCCAGATAATTGTCGAGAACTTTCCGGGCTGTTGTGTAGCATTCTTCGGGGGATGTACAGTCGAACAGCGCTGTGTGTGCCCGCGTGTAATTCTCCCATGCTGTCAGTTTGTCGGCCGCGAGGATTTTGAGTTCGGGCGGGCATCCTGTTTCCCGGAGAAAGGGGTACTGTTCCCGGAATTTGGGCCGCGGGGGCGTCTGCTGCTCTTCTTCGGTAATGCCGGGGTCGATTCCGGTGAGGGTGCAGAGTTTGGCGATAAGCATCGGCCGGTATTTCGACGGGTTGGCCGCGACCATCCGGACGAAATGGCGGTTGGCGCTTATCGAGGAAAAGAGCCGGAGCCCTGCGTTGATCCCGGCTCCGGCTCTTAACCATTTGCGAACGTCCTCTGCAATCCTACCGTTTGGCATATTCCTCGAGATAAGGCTGTGCTGTGGGGAACGCTTCGGGCGTCACGCATACGAACTTGCGCAGACGCAGGAAGTCGATCAGCACCGCGGGGCAGAAGTCGGGCCGGGTGACATATCCCACGGCATTGCCGAACGAGAATGCCACCTGATTGGGAATCTCCCCGGCGTGCGCGATCTCGTTGTAACGCCCGATGAAATCCTCGTCGGCAGGCGGTACCGGGTCGGTGAACTCTTTGAGCGTATCGACGAGATGCTCTTTGGTCAGGAGCATCGGGAGTCCGGTGTGTTCGGCCGTTTTGCCCTTGGGGAGAACGCGCCGGCGGTAGAGACTCAGGTCCGCGAGCGTCATCCTGGCCGTTGGGAAACATCCGTGCGGCACGAAGATGAATTCGTCAGGAATCAGGTCGTCCGCTATGATGTTAGCCATCGTTTCGGCTAACGACAACACCGGGACGATGCGGATGTCGGCCGGCACCGCAGCTTTCTGCCACATGCGGAGCATGAGTTCTGCCATTGCCCCTGCGGCTGCGATTACGATGACCGTGCGCTCGGAGATTCCGAACGCCTGGGATGCAACCGATGTTCTGGTATCCGCATCTTCTGGTTTGGCGGGTTCGGCCGGGGCGTCGCGGCCGTCTTGTTTCGAATTAATATCCCGCACTTCCTCTTGGACGCCCGTATCCCCGGCGGCCTTTGGGGCCGTCGGGGTTTGGATTATCGTTGCTTTTTGGGTCATGGGAGCTGCGTGTTAGGCGGTTTCACCTCCGGCGTCGGACTCGACCTCGAACTCCTCGACTGCGGGGAGATCTCCGGAGATGTCGATCGGGAGGTATTTTTCGGGAGATGCACCTTTGAAGGTGATTTCGCGTTTGTTGGCCTCCTTGTTGTCGGTGTAGGTGATCTCCGAGAAACAGAGGGGGCAGCACTTGGAGCCGTACTTTCGGGAAATCCCGCCCTCGCAGGTCTGGTGGAACGCTACGACCGAGCGGTTCGCCAGCAGGGAGATCACGCCGTCGGCCGCGGCTCCGGGATATGCCCATTTGATCCCGTGCGTGAATCCGATGGAATCGGTCTCCCCGGTTTTCTCGATGGCGGGTTCGATGGTTCCGGATGTGGCGTAGAACTTGATGCCTTTGGCGCCGGTTTTGAGCGCGAACTCCTCGGCCGTGTAGGCTGTCTTCCCCAGCTGGATGTCGGGTTCTTTCTCGATGTCGTCGGTGAAGTATAAGTACAGGAATTCACCTTTGGGCGTCGGAACCCCCGCGCCCGGTTCGGGGCGGGGGACTGATTTGATTTGCTGTGCCATAGTCTATTCGAAATTAAGCGGTTTCCTCGTCACCTCCGGCGTCGGGGTCGGGATCTGTCGTCTCGGTTCCGGCAGATCCTCCGTGCGTCCACACGCTGCCTTCGGCCACGATGTCCGAAGAGTCTGCGATGATGGCCTTCGTCGGGTCGTAGTCCGCCGGGACATATACGTACAAGGCTTCGCCGATGCGGAAGCCGACCGAGAGTGAGAACTCGCCGATGATGTCTACGTCGTAGTGGTGCTCTTCGATCTTCTGGATGATGTTCGGGGCCTTGTTGATGTCCACGAGTTCCACGAAGTTCTCCTTGGGAGTGGCGAAGAGCATCGGCGAGTTGTACATGGAGAGCAGCGGGACGAGCGTGAACTTGGTGAACCGCACCGAGTTTCCGATCGTTTGGCCTGTGTACTTGCCGTTTACGGCGAAATCCTGACGCTGGTAGTGCAGCACCATCTGCTCGGAGCAGAAGATCGGCAGGTTGCCTACGAAATACTTGCTGATGCCGTCCACGTAGGCATGGAATGCGTCGAGGAACTCCTTGCCCTCGAGGCCGAAGAGGTTTACGGCGCCCTTGAAGAAGTTCATCTTGGCCTTGCCGGTCTTGAGATCCTCGCAGATGATGGTTTCGAATCCGTCCATGGCCTGCGCGGCGTCGCGTCCGGCGTCACCGTCGTTCTGCCCGGCGGGAGCGGCTTCGTACTTGCCCTTGCCGACCATCTTGCGCGTGAGGTCATCCTGGATCTTGGGCAGGATGTGCTGCTCGACGATGTATTTGGTGATGGGCATCTGCGCGAAAGTGGTGTTCTGCTGGTAGAGATACAGAAGCCAGCTTTTGAGAATCTGCGTGGGCTTGATGCGCACGTTGATCTTGTGGCGGCGGTAGGGGATGCGGATCGGGGTGAACTTGGCCTGTCCCTTCGGAGTCCATACGTCGGTGAACTCCTGAACTACGGAGTCGATCAGGGCTGCCGATGCGATGTAATCGGTGTCGGACTGCACCATCGTCATGTGGACATGGTCGGGGAATCCGAGGTAGATCTCCTTGGTGAGGATGTCGATACGCTGTTTAGGCGGCATCGCCATCGAAAACTCCTTGTTGAGTTCCGCAACGTCGATGGTGGGGGTGTCGGCGGCCCCATAGATGCGGCCCTCCTTGAGCATTGCCGCAACCTGAACGTTATGCAGGGCTTTCATATCGACCATAATGGCCGGGGCGGGAACCGATGCGGCTCCGGTCGGGGCAGGATGAGGTTCGGGGAGCTTGGCCAGACGGTCGCGCTCCGCCTCGGCGCTCTTCTGCGCCGCCATCGCGGCAGTGAGACGGTCGTTGAGATCCTTTGCGTCGAGATCATGCGCCTCTTTGAGCGCCATGAGGAAATTGACGCCTTTCTGTGCGTCGTCGTCATCACCTGCGAGCGCCTGCTCGAAAGCTGCGATGGCACCTTCGCCGAATTTCTCAACGGCGACGGCCCGCTGTTCGGCCGTGAGGATCGGCTTGCCGCTCTCGTCTTTTGCGAATTCGGCCGCTCCTACTGTCTTCAGAATGGCCTTTGAAATAGTTTTGAGAAAAGACATGGTATCAAATGGATTGATTCGGTTTCGTGGAATCGATGGCCGCCAGCGCGATGACTTCCTCGAGTGTCATCACGCCGTCGGCGAGACCGTTGGCGACAGCCTGATCTGCGTAGAAGACGTCGCCGGTGAGAACTCCCGGGGCGTCTGCCGCGAGGTCGGGCCGGTTGGCCTTGATGTCGGTATGGAAGATCGATACGATGCGCGAGAGATCCTCCTTGTAAACACTTTCGTCCCCTTCCTGAAGACGGCGGTAGGCTTTGTTCTTGTCGGGCGATTCATCGGCATAGATCATGTGGATCTTGTATCCGTTCTTCTCGAGATCTCCCGGTGCGGTTTCCATGACCTGGGCGAGGGCCCCGATCGAGCCGACCATGGATGCCATCGTGTTGTCCATAAATATACGCTCGGCCGCGGATGCGATCCAGTATGCCGCCGAACAGCAGTAATCCGAGTGCACGAAGATCGGTTTTCCGCAGCTCCTGAACTCGTCGATGGCTTTCAGCATGCAGGGTATAGCATCGACACAACCACCTCCGGAGTTTACGGCCAATACCCCCGCTATGACCTGGTCGTCATGTGCGGCGCTGCGTATTGCCCGGGCGACGGTCTCGGTACCGTAACTGCACCATGTATCCTCTTTGAGGAGCATCCCTTTGAGCGGAAATACCGCGACGGCCCCGTCCACCTTCTTTTCGGTGTCGGGGGCCTCGGGATTTTCGGGAGCGTCCTGGACAAGTTGGACGGGATAGGCCGCTGCTTTTTTCTCGAGGTCGATCTTCCCACCGGCGAGGATGCGCTGTCCTACGGCGAGGATTGCGGCGTCCACGAGCCATGGATGACGGTATAGGGAGAGTGCGACTCGGATGTCGGGCATAATGCGAATAGTTTACTCGATGCAAACTTACTCGCAGGCGGGGGCTATGGAAAGGACTTTTTTATGCGCCGTGGGTTTGGTCCTGGACTTGTATTCAATGGTTATGACCACCAAATGCTCTTCTTTATGCGTCGGTTGCGCCGGGATATCTTCGGTTCCGATGATATAGTAAGCCTCGGTTGTCCGGACCCGGAAGATGCAGGGCTCGTGGAGTTGACGATCGTCCCGCACGAGTGTTGCGGTGATCTTTGTAGTCCAGAGGAGTCCCGGTGTCTCTTTTTTGGATGAGATTTCGATGGAAGCACTCCCGGGTGAGAGTTGCAGCTCCCGAAATGGGGCCTCCGGGGTAAAGGCTGACTTGACCGAGAGGCGGACGATGGTTTTGCGTGGCATTTTATTATCAGTTAAAAAGTTAAAATCGCTATTAAAACTAAATTTATTTAACAACGGCTATTCCGAAGGTTTTTCGAGCCCTTCGATCCGGTCGTTGTTGTAGCGTGCTTTGTTGTAGAGCGAGGATACTAAACGCTCGAAATCTTTGAGTTGTTCTCGGTAGATCCGTTTGCCGAGTGTTTCGGCAAAATCTTCGGCGAACAGTTTCCTGCTGACGATGAATGCCTCGATGATCTCCCGCTTCTGGATATTGCGTTTGCTGCCCTTCAGGTAGTAGGCATTCAAATCCAGGTTGAAGATCGTGTCGAGGAGTACGTTGAGCCGGGCTGCGTCCTGTTCGGTGAAATAGAGATGGTAGAACTCGGCATTTTGCGAACAGATGTTCTTCGGGAGTTTCAGACGCGCTGTGAATCCGTCGTTTCGGACGGGAACCTCTGTCGGCGATCGGCGGACAAGAGCGACCAGCAGACGCCCGAAGTCGTTTTTCATTGTCACATGATGAGTCCCGTCCGGATTGCGGATAAACAGATAATCCAGATAGTTAAAAAGGATTTTGTTTTTGATGTTGAGTTTTACGATCATAAGGGTTATGTTTGTGGAGTCGTTTCTTTTCCCAATACATAGGGTTGAGCCTCACGAAGGTATCTTTATAGATGTCGATCTGCATTTCACCGTCCTCGTCGTCGAAAGCGCCTCTGTCGGCGAGGTACTGGCAGATGCCGATGAATCGTTCGACATTGTGCGCGATGTCGGCAATTCGAACCCAGTGCCACGGCGGATACCGGGCCAGTTTCGGGATCAACTTTCGGGAGTATGTTTCGATCTCCTTGGGTGTGATGTCAAGATTTTCCATATCGTTCGCGGTTGTAGTTTTGCAATGCCGTCTCGATCTGTTCGGCGATGTCGCGCCTGCGGGCGGGAATACATTCGAGCAGTCGTGGAATCTTGTAGATCGGTTCTGCACGGTTGAAATAGTAGACGTATTCGAGTCGCCGGTTGTAGGTCTCGATCAGTCGGCAGAGTGCTTCGATCAACTCGACCGCCCCGTCTGCACCTTCGAGGCCGGGAACCTGTTCTCGGATGTAGGCATAGAGGTTTTCCATCCGTTCGACGTAATCCCATGCCAGTTCCTCGGAGTAGCGGGCGAAGACTCGATAGGCCGGCTCCGTCACGGAGAAAACGATCTCTTCGGCCTGACGATGCCGGCGCTTGATCTCATGTCGGAATTTTCCCGCAGCCTTGAGTCCGTCTTCGAGATCGAGCATTGCATAGGGCAGCGCCAATACCATCACGAGCATGTCAACGGCGATGGCGGCCTGCTGCTGTTCGACCTTGCTCGGCCGCTTCGGCAGTCGGTGCGGGGTCATGGCTTGGATGGCCATGCGGTGGCGGAGCTGCGCCGCTTTGATTTGCCGGGACGTCATATAATCAGGCGTGAAGGGTAGGCGGCTATTTCGGGACTCGGGGATGCCGTTTCCTGTAATTCCCGTTCAAACTCTTCGATGCGTGCTTCGTCCCGTCTCACGGCTATCCGGGGTATGAAGCAATGGACTCGGATTCCGGAGTCGGTTTTTCCCTCCCAGATACGGGCCGGAATTCCGTTCAGGGTAACGATTTTGTCGGTGTTTTCGATTGTGATTTTCATAGTTGGACTTTTTGTGTTGTTTTTCAGGTGATTTTATTTCGTCGATAGCTGCGGCTGTTGCCTCACTCCATGCGGTCGCTACCTGGGTGACGACGGCATTGCCGAGGAATTTCTTCTGTTCCTCCTGCGATCCGATAAGCACGTAATCGTCGCCGAATCCCTGGATGCGTTTCATCTCGGGGATGCGCAGCATTCGCATCGTGACGTCAACGATGCCATAGAGGATGCAGAACTCTTTCACGCGCACCATTTCGGGAATGTCGTCCGGTTTGATTGTCCAGGCAGGTACTCCCTGCTCGATGGATACCAGATAAGGCGGACGTTTGTCCATCCGTGCGATCAGCGTGAAACAAGGCGCATCCACAGAGCCGCCGGCGGACCGGTATTGCGGATTCAGCAGGTAGTGGGCGTTCACGATACGCTGCTTGGGGTTCGTCAGCAGCGCGCCGGTTGGTTCGTTCACTCCGGAGAGTTGCCCGCCGCCGGAATAGTAGTTGGTGATAAATGGCTGCACCAACTGGAATCGGTCTTTTGTTGTCAGCGTAGGAGCCGGCCGTTCGACGGGTGAGTTGTATCCGTTTCCGTAGTATGCCGATACGAAGGCGTGGTGGTCGATTGTCGTAACGGTTCCGGCCGGGCCGTCAATGGGGATGTTCTTGCCCGCAGGCTGTCCGCTGAACTGCTTGGACAGGAAATCTACACGGGCTACGCCGAGCCGGTTTTGTGTCGCCACGGTCGGGCATGGAGCGTCGAGTCCCGGAGCGATGTATTTGCCGGACTGGTTTCGGGAGTTGTATTTGACGAGGAAAGCGTCTTTGCCTCCTGCGACGAATTTCACCAGCCCGGCGTGGATGCGATCGAGCGTCGCTCCGACGAGTTGCCGGCGGCGATCGAAGATCGACTCACCGCGATCCTCGAAGTCGAGGCATTCCCGCACGGGCCGCCACGGCGCGAGCGGTTCGGTGAAAAGGTCGCGTGTCTGCTCCGGATTTCGGGCGTGCGTCTGCCGCGGCCACGCCATCGGCAAATCCGGCCGCGCGAACTGCCCGAAATATCGTACCCGGGATGTGTAGGCCCCGAAGTCGGCCGCATTGAGCACACGATGTTCGAACCGGTAGCCGTGGGCGCATACCTCTTCCACCCAGCGGCGGTAGTGTATTCTCTTGTGTTCGGGGGCGGGAACCCACACCGGGGCGACGGTTGTTGTCCGTCGCTTGCGGTCGTGTTTGATGTCGAGCGGACAGAAGGCCGCACCGTCCGGGCCGACGCTCTCCTTGACGATGAGTGGCCCCCATTCCATGAATTCGACGACATTTTCGATCTGGATATAGTCGGGGCGCAACTCCTCGATGTAGCGAAAAAGGTGATCGGCCAGCGTGCGGCTGTTGGCGTCGCGCGACATGCCGCCTTTGGCCCGGGAGTGGTTCGTGCATTCCAGCGAGGCCCAGAGCACGAGTTTCGCACCGGGGTGCTTCATGCGTTCTCGGGCGACGTGTACTTTCATCGGTCCGAGATCGAGTGTGCGGATGTCCTCGGTGAAGTGGCGCGTGTGCGGGTGGTTGGCCGCATGCGAGAGGATCGCGTTGGCGTCGTGGTTGACGCATGCGATGACCTTCGCGCACTTGCGACCGTCGATCTGTGCCCGTTCGACGCCCGTCGAGGTTCCGCCGGCACCGCAAAAAAGGTCGATGTAGAGGAGTTTGATCGCCATTATTTCCCGAAGTTCATATCGTTGTGTTATTTGAGTTCATAATGCCGGCGCTCGAATGCCGCCAGTTCGGATACCAATTCAAATTTGTAGACCCAGACGAAGGGATTCTTTTCCCAGATTTTGGGTCCTTCGAGCATTTCCATGAGCGTCTGAAAACTGGTCCGTGCTGTCCGGCAGTAGGGCGCTCCGTCTTTCAGCTGTTCCGCCGAAAAATGCAGACTCGGTGCATAATGGACATAAGCGTTCGGAATATCCGGGTGCCGCTGCACCCCTTCGCGTCTGGCAGCTTCTTCAGAGATGTCTTGCAGCCGTTCTCCATGCCGGGCCGTTATCCGGAGGAAGTAGCGAGCCAGCCGTGCCGGCATGGATTGCTTGTTCCTCCAGAATTTGGGTTTATCGAGGTATTCCCCATATCCGAGGTCTTGCAGAGCTTGGATGTCCGCCGGATCGTATTTATAGAATACCCTGTCGGGATCGATGTCGTCAACATACGACTCTTTGATGTAGATCACCTCACCGACCTCGTATCGGGGCCGAATGAGATGATGACGTGCCAGCAAATCGGCACGGCTTCCGTCTGGCAGGACAAAATCGCCTCGGGGATTGTTCAGATAATCGTCCGGCTGCGGATCTGCCAGACGGCGAGTTTCCGTTTTCCGCAATTCGACGATTGCGTTTTGAAGTTCTTCGAGAAAACAGATGCTTTTCATTGTTTACCTCCTTTCTCTCTTGCTTCGGACATCAGCCTGTCGATCTCTGCGGCAATGATCCCGCCGCATGCCGTCAGGTGTATGATTCGCAGGTCACGCGGGAGATTAGGGTTCGCGGCATCGTCGAGCCGCTCTGCCGCGTATCGGATCAAGCCGATGCCGCTGCTGTCGTCATGAGGGCACAGGCGGGCATCGTCCGACACCTGATCGCGCATGGCCGCAATGAGTTTGATGCCGAGGGCAGGTCGATGGGTCGAAAGGAACATCTTGCCGTCGCCTGTCAGCAGCCAAAGTTTGCTTATCTCCGGGAAGCGGCAGCATATACGGTCAGCTACGTCGAACGAGATGCCGTTGTTGCCGCGCTTGATCTGGTAGAGGTTCTCACCTCGGGGCAGTCCGATGTGGCGTGCGAATGCATTCGTCGTCATCTGGGCCATGTTGATTACGGCCTCGATACGAGCCCAGTTGTCCGGGTTCTTCGGCCCCGGCTGCCGGGTGCTGTTTGCGGTGTTGTTTTGTGCGTTCTTCATAGAGGTTGAGATTTGAAGTTGTGTTTTATTTTTTTAGTTTCCGGTTTTTGCTTGACACTTTGACACCGTGCGTAAATTGCTGTTAATCATCTTTTTATGCGGTGTCAACTTGAAAAATTTTGCTGACACGCAAGTTGACACCGTTTTCGATATGTTGTTGATATTCATTGCTTTATCTAAAAATTGCCGTTTTTTCGAAATTTTCGAAAAGTGTCACCGATTTTTTAAGTTGACACCGTTTTGACACCAAGTTGACACCGCTAAAAATCGCGTAACTATTTGTATTATATCTATT